GAGAGTGATGCCCTAAGCTCAGCGCGGTGCGTCCCAGCGTAGCGTTCGCGGTTGGCAGGCGAGCGAATAGCGAGCACCAGCAGTCACCGAAGGTGCTGCGCTTGCTGGCGCGGAGCGAACGAACGTAGCGACTGATTCTGCGACCTTTCTGGCGAATGTCGCGAGACCAACGCGAGAGTTTTCTAGTGAGCAAGCCACTTAAGCGGAGCGCAAGTATGGCGGCTTGCGAGCGTTAAGGAAAACTTCGAGCGAACGTAGTGGTTGGTTGAGGACATGAAGCCAGAACAGCGAACGGAGTGAGCGGGAGCAGAGAAGGAGCGGAGTGATAGTGAGCGGAGCTTATTGCTCGCGATTAGCGAGCACCAGCAGCCGCCGTAGGCGCTGCGCTTGCTGGCGCGGAGCGAACAGAACGGAGGGCCGTTAGGACTCGACCTTTCTGCCAAGTTGTCGCGAGGAAAGACCGGAGCGTTTACGAGCGAGCTTGCGAGCGTTAAGGCAAACGCGGAAGGCTACCCGAGTGACCGCAGGCAGAACAGCGAACGTAGTGAGCGGGAGAGGACAAGGCCCGTAGTGATAGTGAGCGGAGCACGTTGCTCGCGAGTAGCGAGCACCAGCAGTCGCCGCAGGCGCTGCGCCAGTCCCGTCGAGGTAGAGGACACGAGTAGCAGAGAGGCGTCGAAGGGTGGTTAGCGAAAAAACGCCAGCACAATCAAAGACGCTCGATGCGCCCGAAGTGTCCGCGCTCGGCGGTGCGCATGGTGTGTCCGGGTGGTGGGCCACAGGGCATAAGGTCACATGGTCTGCCGTAGGCGGACATGAGTGACCTTGGCGTGTGGTGTGGTGGTTCTAGGGGGGGTGCAGGGGGGAACAGTCAATCACGCAGAAGCGTACCCTATTCAGATGTTTGCACCAAAACCGCCATAAGTCCCCTCTGTGCTTTCTTTGGGTGTCTTGACCCTCGGAGTAGCATTAAAAGCTCTCAGGGGTCATTCTCGGGCTAATGAGGGGGTATTCCTGCGGCTGTGTTACCCCTCGACCCCCGTTATGGGAGCCGAAGGGCTTTGCGTTTACACACAACACACAACACGCAACAAAACGTATGTAGTAAGGGCTTGCGAACAAGCTTAAAAATCTTTGAAGGCGACCCGGCGTTTACGCTGTCGGGTTCGCACTTTGCGTCGAAGGCGTCTCTTCATTGGTGTGTTTTTGGTCTTGACTGTGGTGCATACTGGGTTACACTAAGAGTGTCCGGTAAGTGGGCTTATAAGTGAAATAACCACTTAGAACTCACATTCCACATCCATTAAAGGTGTGTGTTGTTTTTGTCCGTAGGACAACTCTAAGTGTACTTAGAGCGTCCCCAAGACTCCATATATCCCCTACCTCTCGTCTAGGTATCCCCACTGGGAGGCAAACGCCTTAGCCATGCCGGGATATGTCCTAGACCTTTCTTTCGCCCTGTCTGGGCTTGGAGGCATTCTTCTGATCCTGTCGTCTCGCCCAGTGACCACATGGGAAGGCTTGAGTTTGGGGAGCCCTTTGAGCCAGAAGCAAGTAGCCTTGGTTTCTCCGTGACCAAACATCCAAGGTTGAACAATCTGGTCAGGCTCTCGCCAGATGGTTGACATGACGGACACGGGGTTTTCTACGCATATCCTAGGGATGTCAGCCTTGGCTAGCTTCATAAAGAATGAGGCGGCTACCTGTTGGCGTCCGTCCTCAATCTTTTCCTTGTGGGTTTGTCGTCCTGAGACGCTCAGGTGGTTGCATGGTGGGTGGGCAATCATCAAGTCCCACGGGTAGTCCAACACGTCTCTGACATCCCCTTGGTAGTGCCATCCGGGGCGCTCTGTCTCCAAGAAGTCACAGGACATTGCCTTGTGACCCATTTCGGTAAAGGCGTCCCTAGTGAGTCCTGTGAACTCACAAGCAACTAGCACCTTCATTGTAAATGCTCCCATGCCTATAACCTCCACACCCGGATTATGGCGGGTGCTGCGAGGGTCTCTACGGCTGTTACGACCTGTTCTTCGACCTTTTCTGACAAGACCCCGCTAGTATTGAACGATATTCCAGCCAAGTCTAGGGCACAATGAATCACTTCGTGGACTAGAGTAGCCCTGAGCAACTGGCGGTCCCTGAGGATGCTTTCGTGGATGTTGATACACCGGAGTTCTGGGTCGAACTCAGCGAGTCTACCCGGCATCTCTTGTTTCACATGAACGGGAATCCTTTGCCCCGCCACGTTGATGAATTCGGGGGGTTTGATGGGGTTCATGTCGTTATACCCAAGTGGTTGCTCGGGCCTTTTTGCCAGTATAGGACTCCTCAAACTTGCGTAGCTCGGAGTCTATCTGGTCAACCTTACGTTCCCTCATGCGGTTGTCGGCATCTTGGGCCATTTGTTCGGTCCAATACGCGACAGCCATGCTCAGGGCGTCTAGTCGGTCGTCGTGGGTGATGGCTCCGCGCTGGTTGGTCAGCCGGGACATCTGGTAAATCAGTTGGTATTTTAGCTGGGACTCCAGCGGATACGTCTGTGCGCTTTCATAGTCATGTTGTATGACTTTCGGGTCAACTACGAGCCTGTGCTGGTTCATGACTGGCTCTAGGGTGTCGATTATTCGTCTTTCCTTCTGGATGTTGTGTCTGACCTCCTCGATGGTGCACGGGTGAATCTTGGTCAATACGGGCTTAAATAGCTCCACGAACATCCCGTCCCCGAAGTTACTCTCGACCACGATGGCATTCACCTTCTGTTTCTTGGCTTTCATCGTGAGCGCCTTGAGCACCTCGTCGCTATATCCTCCTTGGATTCCCCCGGCATCAACCACATACAGATACCCATTGAGCATCTTGACGATGGCGTATCCGGTCTCGTCCTTACCCCGTCCTGAGGGGTCAATAGACATCACAGAGCCCGTATAGGGGATGTATGCCCCTAGGGTTTCCATGGGGCGGTAGAATCTGTCCCCTGAGAGCGCCACATTGGGCACAGAGGAGTCCCACTCCAGTTTAGGGTCTCTGGCCCACACAAGCTTCTCCGGGGCCACTGAGGGGTCCACAGACATCACTATGAGGTCGCTGGTCTTCAGCGGGAACCTGTCGATGTCGCTCAGCCGGGTATCCAGCATGAACTGCATGGCGAACCCGGTGCGCCCGTATGAGGCTTCTCGCTCCGCTAGGTCGATGTCAGAGAACCTCAGGGGTTCTGTGGACTCTCCTTCTCGGGTGTCGTCCACACAAATACTACTAACACACCCATCGTAGTTAAGCTCGTTGACCTTCTCGGTGATATACTGAGAGGGCCAGATGCGCTTTATGTAGCCTCTCTCGGCTAACTTGTTGTAGATGGTGTCCTCGCTCTGGGGAGTCCCTAGGAACAACACCTTTGAATCATCATCGGGCTTGAGGATTGCGTCGAACTCCTTGACCTGTTCGCCAAGCTTGTCGCGCATCCCTTGGGTGGCGCTATTGCTGACCACCTCAACGTCATCAGCCACGATGATGTCCGCTCGGGAACCCGTCAGTTGCGACGTGATTCCCAAGGATTTGACGGAGGGGGCATGGGAGGCAGGCGCGGGTCCGACATCAAAGGAGATTTTGCTGTATCGCTGTTTGTCGTTTGGTCGGAGATGAGCGAGAAGAGGGAGTTCATGGATGAGTCTAAGTGTAAAAGTGCTGAAATCGTCTGCTCTTGTTTTTGAAGCAGAGACGACAAGTATGTTTTTACACGGGTCGAGGAGGAGCTGGTGTACAACGTATGCAGAGCATATCCAACTTTTACCGACTCCCCTAAAGCCTTCGATAATAACTCTCCGGTCTCCTCCTTGCATATAGTTAGCGATTTCATATTGAATATTGGTTGGGTCCGGTAGGTTTAGTTCCTTCCAGACGATGTAAAGAAAGTTGCGGAAGTCCTTGAGCTTTTCGGGAACATCCATGTTACTAGTATTTGCGGCTGCGGTTCTTCGCCTTGCTCATTATGGTGAGATTGCTTTTCCTGTTATCTCGCGTGTTCCCGTTCTTGTGATGAACGTCCTTGCCGTCCCCCTTGCTGGCTCTCTTAGCCTTAATCATCATGCGCCTAGCTTTGTTGCGCCCAGCCCTGCGCTTCTTTTGGCGCGGCCTCTTGTGATAAGAGTCGTATTCTTGTCTGTAGTTCCTAGCCATTTGCTACTTCGTCGAAGGGTAAGATTTTCACAAGGCTCTCCATCGGGTTGTCCTTGGAGAGTCCTGCGTGGATTCCGTTGTCCTTGAGCAACTGCCGTGCGGCGTTAAGGTCGCTTGGCGCTGCCTCACCTGACTCGATGCGCGAGATGAACTCGGCAATGAGCAGATTCTGGAGGTCTTTTAGTTGCTCCTCTTGGTTGGTTACTTGTTTCTCCATTCGTTATAGGTCTTTAGGATTAAATAACAAAGAGTAGTCACACCCACCGCAATACCTACCATCAGGTTGAGGTCGGCAAGAGTGAACGAGCCTAGCATCCCAATGATGCCAATAGCTGCGGGTAGATGTGTAGATTCCATTATTTAATAGCCGTTACGGTAATTACCGGGCAACTGAACACCGCAGTATTCTCCGTCAGAGAGTCTGAGGAGCCTGTGGCGGTGTCGTCCCAGAGATATACCCCGTTTACTTTCGAGTGCCTTATGTCGGACCCGTTAATGATTTCCCTCCCCATGAGCTTGATGTGGCGCGTTCCTTGAGTAGAGGCGTCCGCTCCCCAGTGAGCAACATTACCAGCACCAGCGCTGTAAGAGGAATACTCAGAGTCATCCACCGGGAAAGTCCACTTAAAGCTGACCCTAGTGACGTGGTGTTCGCCAGCTATAGCAAACTTAGCTTGGGTGACTTCAGTATAGGCCCCACCAACTGCGGCTCCGTTGTCTCCTAGGTAGAGCCTGAACATAGCGTAATGCTTTGCTTGAAGTGTCCCTTCTCTGGCTACGGAGAAGTTAAGCTCGTAGCAAATCTTTGACACTCCCAGTGGGGCTCTGTATTGGAACACAGACCCCGGAATGTTTGCATAGGTCGCTGTCAGGGCTGTGCCAGCCGTCCCCGCATCAGGTAATGTGTGGTCTGCGCCTGAAATGGCGCTGTGGGCCTTTCCAAGGCACGGACCAGATACACACTCTATAATTGTCCCCGGAGGTTTGGCGGTGAGCCCTGTGCCGCCTTTAGTCTCTGGAAGGATTCCCCCAAACTGCGCCCCAGATAAATTCAAGGTCGTATTGTTCAAGGTTACTGTTTTGCTGCTAAGGTCTAGGGAGGACGCTAGTTGGTCGGCTCCTACAGAGGTATTAGCTATTTCTGAAGTTCCTACAGCGTTCGCTTGAATCTCGCCTGCGGTCACAGCGTCGGAGGCTATTTGGCTATTACCCACTGAGTTGGTTCCAAGAGCGGCTCCGCTGCCGCCAAGGGTGGACGCATTCTCTGATACCTCTTGAGCCGCAAAGAGCCCTTGACGGTATGCGTTGTCCAAGTCGGTTTCAGATATTCTTGAGCCTGCTTGGAAGTCCACAACGGGATTCAGCGTGGTAGACCTGTAGATACGGATAGCGGACCCAGCAACTGCGCTTGAACTGGAGTTAGGGGAAGCCGCTAACTTAATCTTCTTGTTTGTGGCGTCGATGCCGTTGGCGTCGAAGTCCCCCGTAGCGCCGCTATTGGTAAGAACAGCGGTCCAAGTTGGGGTTCCTGCCGAAGGGTTCAGCGACACAATCGCTTTGATGTCTCCAGTGTTGATGTAGTCGAAGTCGAACGAGAACTCTGTATTGTCCTTGTCCGCTACGCCTCCATCGTCCGTTATAGTAATTTGCGTATATGAATGAGCCATTTTTCTGGTGGTTAAATCTGTTTACTGTGGTCCTCTCTGAGAAGCCTTTCGGTGCATTAGGCTATAAAAATCCTCCCTTAATTCAGGGTATTCCCGCATCACTTGGTTTTTCGCGCTTTGCGAGTAAAACTGCACAATCTTTGAGAGAGCCGTCGTTCTCGGGTGCGCCTCTCCAATGGCTTTATCCGTTGCCGGGAGGAGGGCTTGATAATCGTCGGTGCCTATAAGATACCTAAGGGCCTGTCTGAGCGTC